GGTGACTTTTGGTTGAGGAAAGTCAACTGACATGAGCTGTCAGTGCATTGAACCTCTTTGTATGTACATTATGTTAGACATATGATTTGTGTGTGTGTGTGTGTGTGTATACAGGTGTACGTGGTAAGACAATATATATACATGTTTACACTTCATTCCACAATTCCCGGCCGGAAAGTCCATAGTCGAGCTTGATCACCTTCTCGGTACCAGAGGAAGTGTAATGCATCTCGAACCCGGACAAACCGAAGTCGACCTCGAGCTCACATATCTCCAGCTCAGTGAGAGAATAGCGAGCCCAAACTTCGTGAGAGGGAACGGTGAAGTCAACGTAGTCGCTGTCAGCCACTTTGTACTCTAACATACCTCTGACAACACGGTCAGTCTCAACAGTGGGGAGTCCAGCCCGCGACCTCATGTTCGAAAGCAACGTGAATCGAGCGTGAGGGTACGCACCACGCAGAAGCGAGGCTTGGAAGGACTCGGCGCGACGGCGGAGTGGGATCGAGCGGGAACCGGGCAAGTCGCCCTTACAGGTGCCGCTCAACCGCAGCAGAACGCCGATGTTGAGTAATGGTCGAATGACCCCGTCAGTGCAACGGACGGGGGAGTGTTTTAAGAATTGTAGCTGATGCCAATCGGAGCAATCTTCACAGGTCACGATGTAACCGACTTCAACGGCGGCCTTGACAACATCGGCCGCACCTTGAACGTTGGGAATTTGTGATATGGATAGGCCTATAAGTATGTTGGCCAGATTATTAATGATGGTGGTTAAGGTAGACCCACTGTACAATCGCGGTCCGCTGGGCTTCAATGTAACACGGCGGCGCTTATTATTTACATCATATATTGTTATGTTCTCCTGGCATTGATCTATTAACTGCTGGGCCTCGGAGTGTAAAAAAGGTGGAAACAAATGTTTGAGCGCGTAAAACAACTCTGTGGTGTGAGAAGCGTCGCAACTAGATATGTCTATATTATATCGCAAGATGACCCCGTCCGCACGGCGGATGGACAGACAGGAATCATCAGAGAACAACACGAAGTAAAAGCGTCCCTCGGGCTCAATGAGCTGAGCAAAGACGCGTTCGAGGGTGGCGGGATCCGGGCTGGGAACGAACTCGATTTTCCCGCCATTGATGTGCAGAGGATGGTCGGCCATGGCCATTTTCATGAACTTGGTCAACCGAAAACCTTGCAAGGAACAAGCGACACCGAGGTCACCTATCATGCGTGGCACCTTACCGGGCTTGGCAATCTCGAATTTCTTCATTTTATACTCTGTGGTTTTACCGGGCGCGTGCCAGGTGTTATCGAAAATGTTGTTGTTATCTAACAGGTCCTCCCATGCTTGAATGCGGAGCAAACGCTTAGCGTG